GGGGGTATGACAGGTAGTGAGTATTATCAGTCTGCCATAAACCGCGTCAACACGGGCGTCACAGTTCAAGAAACCAGGGCGCAGCGGGAAGAGCGCGAGCGCAAAGAACAAATTGACAAAGCCAGGGCTGAAGTTGAAGGCCGCATGAAAGATTTTACTGGCTTAAAAATTGGAAACCTTGAAGTGCCTACCGCACTGACAGGCATGCTAAACGCGCTCACAAACATAGGCAGACAATCTTTATTGAATGCCCTGGACAAAAAAGGCGCAAAGGCGATTTACGACAAAGGCAATTTTATAGGTGTGGTCAGTAAAAACGCTTTGGGGCTGGATGTGTACACAGGCCGCAAGGTTGCTGGCTACACAGGCGAGTTTTCTAACTTGATTGCCGACACACAGTCTGATGAAGGTGACAGTGATGTGCGCGTAGTTAGAGACTATCGCGGCGGTGATTTAGGCGCAGAAAGAGATGACGAAGGCTTTACCAGGCTCAAACCAGATTTGCCAGAAATAGACGGCGAAGTGGGTGACGGTGAAGAAGGTGCGCAGGCAAAGCGTGAATACGGGCCGCAAACACAAATCGGCACAAGCGCACAAGGGTTGCTATCAACAGCACGCACCAGGCGGCGGTCATTGCTTGCAGGGGGCTTGATCAGATGAAGATACCCAAAAGGCCAATAAATATTGCAGGGCAGATGGGCGCAGCATCACCGCAGCCTAACAGAATGAAAGGCATGAACGCGACAAACCCGCTTGAACGGGTGATGCAGCGGCTGCAGGGCCGCACGCAGGGCCGTGCTATGTCGGGCATCAAGTTTGACACAAAATCACTTATGAACGGCGGTAGATATGGCAGTAGTTAAACCGGAGATTGCTGCGCTTGATAAAAGGCGTTTAGAGCTAAAAAACCAGCGCACAAACTGGGAGACACACTGGCAGCAGCTTGCAGACTACATGCTGCCCAGGCGTGCAGACATCACAAAGAAGCGTTCAGAGGGCGATAAGCGCACAGAGCTGATTTTCGACGGCACTGCTTTGCATGCTGTCGAGCTGCTTGCAGCAAGCTTACACGGCATGCTGACAAGCCCCAGCATCGCTTGGTTTACGCTGCAGTACCGTGACCCGTTTCTGCAAGGTGTGGATGTTGCTAATGAGTGGCTAGAAGCTGCGCAAAAGCAAATGTACATGGAGTTTGCCAGGTCAAACTTTCAGCAAGAAATACATGAGATGTATTACGACCTGGTGGTGTTTGGCACGGCTGCGCTTTTTGTAGAGGCAGACCAGAGCAACAAGGGCGTGCGTTTTAGCTGCAGGCACATTGCAGAAATCTACATATCAGAAGACCCGCAGGGCAAAGTCGATACGATTTACAGGCATTTTACCATGACAGCCAGGGCGATTGCTGTGCGCTTCGGTGAAGAGAATTTGCCCCAAAAAATTAAAAAGTCTTTGGAAAAAGAGCCATACACAGAGCATCCGCTAGTGCATGTAATCTTTCCCAAAGACAACCTAAAGTCAGACTTGTTTGCTAAAATCAACAAGCCCTTTGCGTCGATATACTATTGTCCAGAAAGCAAAATGCAACTTTCAGAAGCTGGCTTTGATGAGCAGCCTATGCTTGTACCACGCTTTAATAAGGACAGTGTAAGCGTTTGGGGAAGAAGCCCCGCAATGAACTGCTTGGCAGACACGAAAATGTTGAACAAGATGAGTGAGATTACTTTGCGAGCTGCGCAAAAACAGCTTGATCCACCTCTTATGATACCAGATGACGGCTTTTTTAGCCCGATTAGAACAACGCCAGGCAGCTTGAACTATTACCGCAGCGGCACTCGTGACCGCCTCGAGCCCTTGCAGATAGGCGCAAACAACAGCCTGGGGCTGAATATGGAAGAGCAAAGGCGTCAAGCGATACGCCAGGCGTTTTATGTTGACCAGCTTGTGCTTGACCAAGGGCCAAACATGACGGCGACAGAGGTGTTAAGCAGGCAAGAAACCCGTATGAGAGTGCTTGGCCCTGTCATGGGCAGATTGCAGTCTGAGTTGCTGCAGCCAATGATTGACCGCGTGTTTGCCATTATGATGCGCCAGGGCGCGTTTCCAGAGCCACCAGAAGAGCTGCGGGGCGCAGACTATGATATTGAGCTAGTCAGCCCGTTAGCCAAAGCGCAGAAGCAGATGGAGCTGCAAAACACCCTTCGTGGTGTCGAGGTTCTTACACAGGTCGGGCAAATCGCACCTGTGATGGATTATCTCGACGGAGACAAGATGGTCGATTATTTGATTGATGTCATGGGCTTGCCTGCACAGGTGGTTCGTTCAGAAGAACAAGTGGCAATCTTGCGCAGGCAGCAGGCACAACAGGCCGCACAGCAGCAAGAGCAACTAGCGCAACTGCAAGAAGCTGAGATTGCAAACAAAGTTGCGCCATTACTGAAGGCCCAACAGCAGGGCTAACATGGAAAAGCTAGAAAGCCTTTTAGGCGCATATCGTCTTGTTTTCAACACAGACGAAGGCAAGGTCGTGCTTGAAGACCTTGAGAGAAGATTTCATCTGGCAGCATCTACATTTGAGCGAGGTGATCCGCATTTCAGTGCCTTTCTTGAAGGTCAACGCAGTGTGGTGCTGACAATTAAAAAAATGATGGAAGAGAGAGGCACTGCAGAACAAGACGAGGACTAAATGGACGAGGCAATTCAAACAGAATCTCAACCAGAAACACAAGAGCAACAGCCTGCATCTTTCATAGATAGTTTGCCAGAAGACTTGCGTAACGAGCCTTCACTGAAAAATTTTACTGATGCTGGCTCATTAGCAAAATCCTTTGTACATGCACAGCGCATGATAGGGGCTGACAAGGTGGCACTGCCAGGCAAGTCAGCAACTGACGAAGAGTGGCGCGGCGTTTATTCAAAGATTGGCATGCCTGCAGAGGCGTCTGGCTATGAATACGAAGCTGATTTTGACGAGCAAGAACATCAGTCATTCAGAGCTGCGGCGCATGCGGCTGGCTTAAATGGCAAGCAGGCGCAAGCAATGGCTTCGTTTCTTGACAGCCAGGGAAAAGAAACACTGCAAGGCTTTGAGGAGCAAGCAGAGATTGCACGCCTGGATGGCGAGAAAGAACTGCGTCAGGAGTACGGTGCAGCATTGGAAGATAAGCTAGGCCGCGCAAAAGGCGCAGCAATAGCGATGGGTCTGCCGCACGAGTTTGACGAGCAGGGCAACGCTTACATTCCGATGTTCGACGAAATTATGCTGGCAGATGGCAGGGCGTTGGGCGACCACCCTTTCATCATAAAGCTTTTTGCAAACCTTGCAGATCAACTTGGTGAAGACACCCTGGAAGGCGCAACAAAAGAATTGGTTATGACACCCGAAGAAGCGTCACGGCAAATAGCTGAGTTGACTGCGCAAGGGATGCCATACTGGGATTCACAACACCCCGAACACTCAAATCATGTGAGCGAGGTGTTGCGTTTGCGGGAGTTTACAATAGTTCCCGTTGAAGGATAAGCATTAGCCCCTTCTGCATGCCTGTACAGTCAGGTCGATTAGCTGGCGTAAGCAGCAAGTCACGGCCCTGCAAAGGATAACCAGACGCAATTTACCCTTCAACTTTGTGAGAGGAGATGTGCGATGTCTGCACAAATCACCACTGCATTCGTGAATCAATTTTCAGCGAATGTGCAAATGCTCTCGCAGCAAATGGGTTCATTGCTGCGAAACGCTGTTGATGTTGAAACCATCAACGGTGAGAAGGCGTTTTTTGACCAGGTTGGTCAAGCAGCGGCTGTTCAAAAGACCACAAGAAATTCTGACACACCCGTCATGGAAACACCCCATGCCAGGCGTCAGGTGTCTCTTAAGGATTTTGAATATGCCGATCTGATTGATGACCAGGACAAAATCCGCATGTTAATCGACCCAACATCAACCTATGCCCGTAAAGTGTTAGCGGCCTAATAGAGCAATCTATTTTGAATAACTGTGTGAACTCAGGGGAAGTCTTACTGAGATTATCCTGAGCCAAGCCCAGCCTAGCTGGGAAGGTGCAACGATCATCCAAGGCATTGGAGTAGAGGCCAAGCGGCCTCGAAGCGCACAGCACCCCTCTGGGGTGATGATATGATCTGGACTATATGGTGACATATAGCAGCGAAAGCGGCTTTGGGTTAGCGACCCAAGGCGAACAAATCGGCAGCAGCAGCAGCTATTGGTCGGGCTATGGATGATGAAATCATAGCGGCCTTGATTGGTTCTGCTAACACTGGCAAAACTGGTTCAACATCTGTAGCATTGCCAGCCGCGCAAAAAATTGCGCACGGCTCTACAGGTCTGACCATTGCAAAGCTGGTAGAGGCCAAGCAAAAGCTAGACGAAAAATCGGTTGATCCAAGCATCACAAGATACATCGTTTGTTCACCAAAACAGATTTCTGATTTGTTGAATAACACGACTGTAACTTCGGCTGATTTCAACACGGTTCGTGCGTTAGCCACTGGCCAAATATCTGATTTTGTTGGTTTTTCCTTCATCGTGAGTAATCGTCTAACAACTGATAGCAACTCTGATCGCCAGGTTATTGCCTGGGCGCAAGACGGATTAAAGCTTGCTATCGGCAAAGAGCCGACTTCTCGCATCGAGGAACGGGCTGACAAGTCTTATGCAACCCAGGTTTATTACTGTTCTTCTTTCGCCGCCACAAGGATGGAAGAAGAAAAAGTAATTGAAATCGCTTGTTCAGAGTAAAGGAGACTGACTAATGGCTACTGTTTACTCAACACAGCGCACGAACTCTCGTGCAACTCCTGTGGTTATGAACAAGGCAAATGAGCTTGGTGGTCGAGTTCGTGTTGCTCATGGCGTTTATGAAGCGTCTTCTTTGGCATCTGGCGATGTTATTGAGATGTTCATTCTGCCTGACGGCGCACGGTTGCTCCAAGGCTCACTGGCGCATGATGCTTTAGGCTCATCAACCACATTGTCTGTAGGCTATGCCGCACACACTAACGCTGCAGGCACTGCAGTGTCAGCAGCGGCTGCAGCATACAAGGCAGCAGCGGCCTCAACCGCAGCGCAGAAGGTAGACATCCTGGCTACCTTGGCTCTGGGTTCTGGCACAGAAACAGATACAAACGAAGATGGTGTAGCTATCACGGTCACAATGGGTGGCGCGGCTGGTACAGGCACAATCGAAGTGACTATCATGTACGCTGTAGACTAAATCTGAGAAGGGGGCAGCAATGCCCCCTTTTTATTCTTAGGAGTTTTTTATGCCTTCAGCCGTTGATATATCAAACGCTGCGCTAAACATGCTGGGCGCATCTAACATAATATCGCTGACAGAAGACAGTAAAGCTGCGCGTATTATAAACCAGCGGTTTGATGCTGTGCGCGATGCAGTGTCTCGCAGCCATAACTGGAATAGTTTAATCAAACGCGCAGAACTAACACAACTCGCAACAGCCCCTGCCTTTGGCTATGCGTTCCAATATTCACTGCCGCCAGATTGTTTGCGTGTGCTAGAGTTTACCAACGGCACGCTGTCATATCCCCAAGACAACATTTTTAACAACAGCGGTGGCCCTGTTTATGTCATCGAGGGCCGTAGCTTATTGACAGACGAAGCAGTGGCAAAAATAAAATACATTGCTCGTGTAGAAGACGCAAACCTGTTTGACAGCCTGCTTGTCGAAACTTTATCAGCTCGCCTGGCCTATGAGATTTGTTATGCCATAACAGGCAGCAACGCTTTGCTGGGGTCTACAAAAACCATCTATGACGAAAAATTAAAAGAGGCCAGATTTATTGACGCAACAGAAGGAGCGACAGAACGGTTCGAGGCTAGTGACCTTATAGAAAGTAGGTTCTAGGCATGGCTCGCTCTGCACCATCAATCTCGAGCTTTGTTGCTGGTGAGATATCGCCGCGCCTAGAAGGGCGCACAGAGCTGGACAAATACAGGGCTGGCTTATCAGAGCTGCTCAACATGGTTGTCCACCCGCATGGCGGTGTTTCACGCAGGCCAGGCACAGAGTTTCTGGGCGAAGTAAAAAACAGCGCAACAAAAACAAGGCTTATACCTTTCCAATTCAAAACGACTGACACATACATTCTGGAATTTGGCGACAGCATTATGCGCGTCTATCGCAATGGCGGTCAGGTTTTGGATGCTGCCGTTAACATTACAGGCGCAACGAAGGCAAACCCTGTAGTCATAACAGCGGCTGGTCATTCTTTTAACAACGGCGACGAGGTGTTTATTTCTGGCGTCGGTGGCATGACAGAGCTAAACGGCAGAAACTACAAAGTCATTCTATCTTCAGCAGCCACTTTTGCGCTGCAAGACCTGTATGGCAACAATGTGGATAGCACGGGCTTTACTACCTACACATCAGGCGGTACTGCCGACGAAATCTTTGAAGTGGCAACACCCTATCCCGCTGCAAAAATATTTGATTTAAGATTTGTGCAGTCTGCAGACACTATGCACATTGTTCACGAAGAGTTTGCGCCGCGCACATTAACAAGAACAGATCACAATGCCTGGGCGTTTGCCACACCAGAATTTTTAGACGGCCCATATTTAGACATTAACACCACTGCTACAACGCTCAACCCTAGCGCATCTACTGGCACAGGTGTCGCTTTGGTCGCAAGTGCAAATGCTTTTGTCAGCACAGATGTAGGTCGTTTGGTTTCCTTGCATGGTGGCTACGGCGTAATCGCTGCATTTACGGATGCGCAAAATGTAACAATAGATATCAAAAACACACTGACGGCAAGCACAGCGACAACAGAATGGTCATTAGGCGCGTGGTCTGACACAACAGGATATCCCAGTACAGTCACTTTTTTTGAACAGCGATTGGTTTTTGCGGCGACAACCAACGAGCCACAGACCATGTTTTTCAGCCAGAACGGTGATTATTTCAACATGGCTGCTGGCACAAATGCAAACGATGCGTTGATTTATCAGATCGCTAGTAACCAGGTAAACAACATCCGCTACCTGTCGGCAACGCGAGTTTTGACGATTGGCACAAGCGGCGGTGAGTATGTGCTGACCACTACCAATGACGGCCCTGTGACGCCGACAAATGCGCAGATACGCAAGTACAGCAACTATGGCACAGCCAAGGTAGAGCCTGTGCAAGTTGCAGATGTAACGCTGTTTCTGCAGCGAGCAAAGCGAAAGCTGCGCGAGTTCCGTTACGCTGGCGAAATTAATACCAGTGGCTATCAAGCACCAGATATGACTATCTTAGCGGAGCATATTACCGAAGGTGGCATGCTCGACATGGCGTATCAGCAAGAGC